CAGTACGGAGCCGTCAACGACGTTTACGGTCGTTCCCGCTGCCGTCAGCGCGCCGGACAGGGACGTTTCCGGCGTGTTCGCCTGTGGCGGGTACATTTTTGCAAGTTCTGCCATTGCGTAACCTCCCGTTTTAGTAATCGCCGCCGCCGCGCGAATTGCAGAACGTCTGCATGAATACCGCGCCGACAATGCGGCTCATGGAATTCGGTAAAATCTGAATCGTATGCCATGCGTTGCGCTGAATCTTGCCGCTGCCGTCCGTTTTCAGGTACTCGACAATATCCAGATTGTCATACGATGCCGGGGCAGGGATTTCCACGCCGTCAACCTTGATCGTTGCCGAAGATGCCCGCGCGCCCTCATAGATGCCGAATTCGATTTTGTGTGTATGATCTTGAACCGTGTGCGTGTGCGCCTTTACCGTGTGCGTATGGGCGCTGACGCTATGCGTATGCGCGCTGACGCTATGCGTGTGCGAACCGACGGTATGCGTATGCCCCGGATGCGTATGCGCGCCGGACGGCACGAAATTCACGCCGCCGATGATATTGTTGTTGTAGTCTATCAGCGCAAGGCGGTCTCCGCGCGCAAGACCGTGATTGTGATTTTCGCCGCCGCTGCCGCCATTATCCGAAGAATTGATTGTGTTGCTGCTTCGCAGACTTGTTGACGATGACGTTGTTCCGCCGCCGGACGAGGTTGTAGACCCGCCGCCGCTGGATGTGGTCGAACCGCCGCCGGATGACGTTGTTTGTCCGCCGCCGCTGGAGGTTGTCTGCCCGCCACCGCCGCCGATTGCTTTTTCATACGCGCGGAATGCTTCAAACTGGATGTTTAACAGCATTTTGTTGATACGCACGACGGAATCAGAAATATACAGTTTCAGCGTCGCCGGATGCGTTGCGTCGGCGTTGTCCGTGAAATTGTAAATCTGCTGATTCGTCGCGCCCTGCGCATACGTTTCGTTGATGAGGGCGCGGTTTTGCAGTTCCGAAATGCTGCCCGCAATGTCCTTTGACTTGTTGGCTATGGTCACAGTCACGCTTCCGGGGTCGCCCTGCGCGTCGCTTTTCTCCACGCTGACAATGCGCGTGCGGAGGTTGATGCCGTCGGCTTCATCCACGACGCGGACGATCTCGCCGGGGCGGAATTTTGAAAACGTGTCGCCGGTCAGCCTGTGAAGGTCGATTGCGCCAATCTCATAGCTGACATATGGGTTTTTCAGTTCTGCAAGCATCTGTTCCGCGTAGCCCTTGAGGTTTTCCGCGACTTCATACCGGCTGTCTACAAGGATGGTCGAACATAGCCCGTACTGCTGAATGCTCATTGCATCCTCGACATACGGCTTGCCGCCGTTCACGCCCGCAATGGTCAACTGATTCACGCCCTCGCCGTAACCGAGGGCATAAATGCGGTTTGCGATGCCGGATGCGTCCACGGTCTTTTTCATCGAGGTCATGTTCTTCGCGTATCGGACTTCGCTTTTCATCGTGTCCGACGGCGCTACAAGCGAAATCGTCCACGGGTAAACAGTCGTGTCCCATGTCCACATATATTCGCTGTCAAAGCATTCCGGCACGGCGAACAGCGCCGCAAGCAGCGTTGAATTTTCCCAGTTGTACTCGAAATACCGCTTGAAATCGCAATCGCCCAAAACCCAGTTGCGCGTTGTCTGCCGCGCAAGCACGTAGTTCAGCACGTCGGCGGTCTTGATGCCGCCCCCGCCGTATTGATGGTACTGAAACAGCACGTCGGACAGGAGCGTAGCAAGGACGTGTTCGCAGTCATAGAACCGCGTCGCGCCGTTGCTGCGCTCCAAATCTTCCCCGATGATGCGAAACAGGTCAATTCTTTCGTCGCCGTCAAAGATTTCAACGAAATTCAACGGCTGGCAATAGGCGTTCTTGTCATCGTCCGCCGGAAGCGTAAACGTCGCCGTCCATAACGAATTGATTTCCAGCGAATAGCCGACGGAAACGGCGTTGTCAAGGAACGCAAGGCGCTTCATGTTGCGGTCAAAAATCTGTGGGACTTTCATTATAGCCACCTGTCTTTCCACAAAACTTTAATGTCCGCCGTCGTGCCGCCCTCTACGATAATGTCGTTTTCGCCCGGTTTCAGCTTGAAAAATTCGCTGTCATCGCTCAGAAGGTCAATGACATTCGCACCGTTCAGCGTGATCGTCATGTGTCCTGTGTCAATAATCAGTTCGTCACCGGCTGTCATGGTCAGACCGGGGAATTGCATCGTAATCGAACCGTACGTTGAAACGCCTGTTGCGGTCGCCGTCGCTACGGCTTCCGCCATCGCGTCAAAGAACAGTATGCGGATGTAATCACCCACGCTGGATGATTCTGCTTCTGCAATGGCAGACGGCAGCACGACGCGGATAATCACGCCGCGCGCTTCTGCAACCGCTTCGACCGCTCCGTTCAAATGCCGGATGATCTTGACCGCCGCTGACGCATCCGTTTCCGCGTTCGCCTTCGCAAGCCATTCAAAGACGATGGACGATGAACGGTTAAACGATGTTCTGTTGTATGCAGAGCGGTTAAACATGGTCTTGCCCCCTTATGACAGCGTACAGACGATTGCCCCCGTCGAAACCGTGATTGCGTCGCCGCTCAACACATTCTTGCTGCGCGAAAACGAGCCGTACCAAAGCAGATTTCCGCTTGACTGTGCATCGTAGATGCCCCAATACGCGACCGTGCCGAGGTCTGCGGTCATCGTGCCGAAATCGACGGCAGCGCTGTTTGTGACCTGTTCTTTGCCGGACACAAGCGACGGCGTACCGAACGTGATGATCTTGCGGGCGTATCCGCCGCCGCTGACTTCCGTGCCGTTTCCGCTTGCCGTCGGGTCAGTCAGAAACAATGCAAGGTAGTACGTGCCGCTGCGCAAGGATGTGTTCAGTAGACTTGTCGCGTGGACGTTTGATAATGCGCTCATGTTGAAATACCTCCGTTCTTTAATTCACCTTTAACCGCGTAACGGTCAAATTCGTAATTGTGCCGCGCGCTGTAATGTAAATCAGCCCGTCGGTTTCCTGCGTGCCTTTTACGTTAATCGTGACCGTATCCGGCAGGGAAACGGACTGCACGGCTTTCTGGTTGTAGCCGATGGATTCCGCGAACGGCTCACACAAAAACGTAACGCTGCAATGCCCGGTAACGGCAATCTGTTCAATGCCGATGCCGTCAATGACCTTTGCGCTGTACGCCTTTTCTGGTTCGTCATCGAAAATAAGCAGACCGTCGCCGGAGAGCCATTCCGCGACGGCGCGCGCCGTCTGCCGAACGCCCGCGTATGCGTTGCCCGCTCCAACAAAAGCGACTGTGCATGAAATCTGCCGGTTGTCGTAGCCGTCCGCAATGTCATACGTGCCGGATTTGCCCGGAATCTTGTATTGTGTGATTCGTTTTGCCGGAAGCAGCGTCCTGTCATCGGACTTGAATACTACGCCCATGTCCCGGCTGTGTACGTTGTTGAATGTAAATCCAATCATTACGTAACGACCCCCTTGCTGCGCGTTTTCGTTTTCTGCATATTGTAGAGTTCCTTTGCAACCTTCTTCACGTCGGCTTCTTCCCGCACTTGCAGCGCCGCAATGTGGAAATGATTTGTAACGGTCGTTTCGCCGCCTGCGGTCGCGCCTGCTCCCATACGTCCGGCGTTCAGGGATGCCGGAATAGACGCGGCAACTTCCTGAATGGTCGCCCGCGCGGTAAAGCCCGTTTCAATGTCCCCGATGCCATCCGCGAGGGAAGCGTTGACCTTTGCCATTTCGGACTCGACTTCCGCAATCATGCCCGCCGCCATATCGTCAACGGCTGCAACGGCTTTGTCGCCGTCTTTGTCGATTGCGCCCGCCAGGCCATCGACAAGCATAGACCCCACCCATGCCATCTGTTTTGACGGGGATGCGATGCCGAAGAAATCCTTGATTCCGTCCCAAATGCCGGAAATCCAACTACTAACCTGATCCCAAAGCCAACCGGCAAGGGACTGAATACCGTTCCACAAGCCGCGCACAATGTTCGCGCCGACTTCCGTTACCTGTGAAATGCCCTCTGACAGCGCATTGACGATGCCGGTAATGATCTCCGGCATTGCCCGCACGATTTCCGCGATGATCTGCGGAAGATTCGTAATCAGGGACGTAAGCAGCTTCACGCCGGTTTCTACGATAAGCGGTATATTGTCTGTCAAAGCCTTTACGATTGCAGAAATGATTTCCGGAAGCGCTTCGACAATGGTCAAAATGATTTCCGGCAGATTGTCAATCAGCGCCGTAAGCAGCTTGAAACCCGCGTCAATGATCTCCGGCAAATGCGTCAAAAGCGTTTGAATGACGCTTGTGATGATCTGCGGCAGTACCGCAATGATCGTCTGAATGATCGTCGGAAGGTTAGTGACGAGGGCGGTCAGAAGCGTCACGCCCGTTTCGATGATCTGCGGGACGGCTTCAAGCAACGCCGAAATCAGGCTTTCAATCAGTTCCGGCAGCGCCTCCAGCAATACGGGAATCGCTTCAATGATGCCCTCCGCAAGCCCTGTGACAAGCTGCAACGCCGCTTCAATAAGCAGCGGAATGTTGTCAATCAGGGATTGCACAAGCTGCGTGACGGCTTCCACCGCCGCCGGAATCAGCGTCGGCAGCGCCGCCCCGATACCCTCAACAAGCGCGGTCAATAATTGCGCCGCCGCTTCGACTACAAGCGGCAGCGCCTCCACGATGCCCGTAATCAGCGTCGTAATCAGTTCCGCCGCCGTGCTGCTCAATTCCGGCAGCATATCTATGATACCGTTTAACAGGGCTTCAAACAGATTCACGCCGAGTTCCAGAAATTCAGGAATTAGCGGGCTGATCGCGTCCAGAATCCCCTTCATTGCATTCGGAATCGTCTTTGCAAGATTCTGAATGACCGGGGAAATATTCTTTACGACGGATTTGAACGAATTTACGACGTTATCGCACAGTTGGTCAATATTTGCATCCGCGTCGCCCATGCCGGTAATGAGGTTTTGAAATGACGTTTTCAGCATTCCAATAGAGCCGGAAATCGTTTCTTCCGCTTCTTTCGCCGTCGTTCCCGTAATGCCCATTTCCGTCTGAATGACGTGAATAGCATCTACAATGTCGGCGTAGCTGGAAATATCGTACTTGATGCCGGAAATCTTTTCCGCGTCATCAAGCAACCGTTGCATTTCCTCTTTTGTGCCGCCGTAGCCCAGCTTCAAGTTATCAAGCATTGTGAACGTCTGCTTTGAAAATCCTTTGTAGGCGTTCATAATGCTGTCCATGTCAGACCCCATTTTGTTTGCGTTGTCTGACATATCCGTAATCGCTTTATCCGCGTAGTCTGCGGCTTTTTCTGTGTCCCCGCCGAGGCTGGATAACAAACTTGCGGAAAAGCTGGTCACGGTTTCCATGTATTCATTTGCAGACAGACCCGCCGTTTTGTAGGCGTTGTTCGCGTAGTCTAAGACTTTGCCGCTGCTGTCCTGAAAAAGCGTTTCCACGCCGCCGACAAGCTGTTCATAATCCGCATACGCGGTCACAACTTCAACGCCCAGCTTGACCGCCGCCGCGCTGATCGCCGCAAACGCCGCCGCTGCCGCCGTCGCACCGGCGACAAGCCCGGTTTTCAGCTTTTCGGAAAACTTCTCCGTATCTTCGTCGGCTTTCTTGACCTTGCCGCTGTATTTATCGACGGAATCAGCGCATTTGTCGGATGATTTTGCAGCTTCGTCCATGCACTTGTTGTTTTCGTCGATCTCATTGCCGAGTTTATTCAATTCGGCTTCGGCGCTGTTTGCCTGCGTCTGATATTTGTTGACGGCTTCCGTCGCTTTCTGCTGATTCGCTTCGGCGGTCGCAAGTTCCGTCTTGTATTCTTCGAGTTCCGCCGTCAATTTTGCCTGCTGTTCGGAAGTGTCCCCCTCCGCATCCGCAAGCGCATTCAGGGCGGCTTCGGTTTTTGCAATTTTGTCTTTCGCGCTCTGGACTTCGTTCCCGAATTTGCTTTGCGCGTCTTTTGCTTCTGACAGAATTTTGTTGATCGCGGCAAGTTTCTTTTCCTGCTGGTCATACATACCCGCGAGGGTTTCGCCCTTTGCAGACAACGCCGCGTAGCTGTTCAAATGTCCCGCAAACTGCGATTCTGTCAATTTCAGTTCACTTTTCAGCGTGCCGAGTTCGGAATTGATATTTTTTAGCGACGCGCGGTATTCGGCTTCGCCGTCAAGCTGCAATTTCGTTGATATTGTGCGCGTTGCCATCAGTTACCCTCCCCGTTGTTGCCTTTACCGTGTGCGATAAGGTACAGTTCCCACAAGTCAAATACTTCCCCCGGCGGCATAAACAGCGCATCAGCCGGGGAAATGCCGCACAAAACGGCTATTCTGTAATAGTCCGCGCGGCGAATCTTGTTTTTTTTTGATTCAATTCTTCAAGCCCTTCGTCAACTTCATCGTCGCCGGGGGCTGTGATCTCGCGCCCGTAACCGAGTTTGATTGCGTTCGCAATCGCACGTTTCAGCGGGACGATTTCATACGGCTGCGTCAAAAGCGCGAAATCGTCGCGTTCCGGGATGCGCCCCGGCTCATATCCCAACCGGCGGCGGACGAGTTCGCCGCGCTCTGCAAGGATAGCGGCGGCGTTGCACGTTTCAAGGAAACCTTCGCGCGTGTCCTGTTCCATCTTTTCCAGCATCAGGCGCGTGCCGCCGTAAATGTCGCGGATGGTAAACATCGCTTCGCCGTCCATGACGAGGAAATACGTTGTACCCGCAACCGTGATTTTTGCCGCTTTCATTGTCTTTACCTCCATAGCGCCAAAGCGGGCGGCGGAATTGACCCGCGCGCCCGCTCTGCTGATTGTTTAACCGCCACCCGTTGCCGCTTTGCCGAGCTTGGTATCGCACCACGCGATACACTCGCTTTCCGTCGTGAACTCTTTCGTGATGCGCCATGCGCCAGAGTTGCAACGGAACACGGTAAAGGTCGTCGCGCTCGTGCCGAACGTGATAGAGGAGCCCTTTGTCGCCGCGCTGTCGTTGCCGAGAATGGCCTTGACAAGCGGATGAAACACGCCCTTGAAATAGCGGACTCCGCCGCGAATAATGACCTTGTAATAGCAAAGGCCACCGCGAGGAGCTACGTCTCCGTCGGAGTCCGTGACCTCGCTCGACTGCGTATCCTTGGTCGCGCCGTGAATAGCGGCGTGTACCTCGTCCGTCTTGTCGTCCGTTTCCAGCGCAAGAGAGCCGGAGGCGAACATATCGACCTTTTCGGCGAGCGCGTCGTCGGCGTAGAGCTCGCCGGAGGCGTTCGTAACGGTGAGGTCGGCCTTAACGAGCTTACCCACGGTTACGACTTTCTCGTAGTCGTAGGTCGGGAGCGCATTGTCCGGCGTGGTTTTCGTCGGGGCGAAGATAGGTCGCTTTGCGCCAAACTGTGCCATAATAAAACCTCCTAAAAGTTTTTCGATTTGAGAAAGCCGTCGTACACCCGAGCCGCCGCGTCGGTTGCCGGGTCTGCCGCTTTCTCGTTTGCTGTTTGGATGAATGGGCGGGCGGGCTGTCCCTGTTTACCGAACTCGTCCACAAAAGCGACCTCGGCGGCGCGGCGCTTGTTGCCGTGTCGCCGAGTGCCTTTCGGGTAAACGTAGATAGCTCGTCCGTCCGATGTTTTCTTGAGCTTTTTGTCGTAGGAAATGCTTTGCGCCGTCTCGCCGGTGCTGTACTTGCCCGAGAGCATAGCGCGCGCCTCGGCCTCCTGCGCCGGGGCGATAACTTCTGCCTCCGCGACGAGCATTTCGAGCACTACCTCGTCGGGGATTTCTGCGATAGCGTCAAAACCGCCGATAAGCTCCTCGAGCCCGCTCGTGGATAGATTAGCCATCGTCAACGCCTCCCGCGATTTCGCACTCAAAGGCGTAATGCTGTCCGTTTTTATCGGAGGCCGGAGTCACCGTCGGGCGGGTAAAGCCCGCCGCCACGAGCCGCCGAGAGATTTCCCGCCGGTATGTGCGGGTATTCTTCTCGAGCGGCGCGTATAGGTGGACTTGCACGAGATAGCGGTAATGTTCCGCGTCGTCGTCTGCGAAGTCCGCCGGGAGCTCGGTATAGTTGAAAACGATATACTCGGTCGCCGCTCCCTTATACACGCTGTCAGCGGTAGGGAGGAGACTATCGAGCGTACCCACTAAAAGAGCGTTTACGTTCATTCGCTCGCCTCCCTAAACTCGGAGCAATTAAGCTCGTAGTATTCCCGCGCCTCCGTGTATGCGCGCTCGACCTTGTACTCTTTGCCCTCATAGGAGAGCCGCTCTTGACCGTCATAGTCAGCGGCGCGGAGCTTTACCGTCAGCGCGAGCGATATACCCGCTTGTCGGGCGGCGTAGAACTCGCTCCGCTTGGTAGAGGACACGTCGGCGAAAACGGTTGTCTCCGTGATTGTCTCTTTCGGGAAACCGTCCGCGTCGCGCCCCTCCGTAACGGCTTTGAGCGTCACAACGTCGCGCCAGTACATGAGCTATCCCCCCTCCGCCGCGATATAGGAGTCCGATAGCGAGAGGCCGTTTCTCTGCTCTTTATACGAGGCGCGGAGCCTGTCCGCGTCCTCGTTGTCGAGCCCAAACTCCGCCTTGACGTAGGTCGTCACCGCCTTTTTGATAAGCGGGTCGGTTTCGTCGTTCGCTTTTGCCTCAAGAACGCCGCCGAGCACAAGGTCGGCTCGAGCGGCGTTAATGAGGTCGGTCAATTCCCCGTCGTGGACGGTGGAGGAAAGTCTCACGCTATGGCGGACGGAGGCGAGATATTCGTCACAGACTGCCATACTCGAGCCCTCCTATTAAGCCGCCGCCTTTGCGAGATGCACGAAAGCACCGAAGCCCGCGACCGGCTTGGAGTCGAACACGCAAGCGCCGAGATAGTCGATGCTGTTCGTAGCAAGGCCGGAGTGCTCGGAGCGGACGACGGTAATATCCTGCGAATAGTTGCCGATGATATAGGAGAAGTCGCCGAGATACGCCTCATGTGCGGCGAGAGAGCCGGTAAAGTAGACCTCCGCGCCCATGATGTAATACTTGCCGTTTGCGAACTCGATAACGTTGTTCTTGCTCTTGTTCATCAGCGGGAAGAAGTCGGAGAAGAACGTCGCCTTGTTCATGCACCAAACGGCGTTACGCTCGTAACCGTCGCCGAGCAAGCCGTAGAGCGCGATAACGTTCTCCTCGGTGAGAGAGGCCGTCTTACCTACGGTAATCTGGTCGGTGCCGTCGGTGTACGCGCCGCTCGCGCCCTTACCGGCAGTCTTAACGCCGCCGGGCTGATTTGTACCCGTGCCGGTGAAAATGTACTTTTCAATGCGGCGGGCGACGGCCTCGGCGATAACCTCGACGATATAGCTCTCGAACGCGGAAAGCGCCATCTCGGAGCAAGCACGGGAGGCTTTGACGAGCTTCACGATTTCGTAGCCGGTCAGAGAGACGGAGCCGAGGGAGTCGCTCGCGGCGGTAATGGCGGCGTTTTCGGTGTGGAGCGCGGCCTCGTCGTTCGTACCCTCGATAGCGAACTTGAAATTGCCGGGGACGTGGAAAATCTTGCATCTCTGCAAAATCGGCGCGACCTCGTACATTTTCTTGATGATCTGATTTGCGGTCGTCTCCGGGATAATGGGGAGGCCGGAGTTTGCCGCCGTGGAGTATGCGCGCTTTTCGTCGTCGGTCAGCGGCTTACCCTGCAAGGTCTTGAGCCATGCGGAGCGATAGAGCTTTTCGGTGCTCTCCGGCGCGGGCTGATTTGCGGAGCGAGCGACGGGATTAGAGAGGCCAGCGGGAGAGGCCGGAGCCGCGCCACCGTTGAGCATACGCTCGATAGCCTGTCTCTTTTCGAGCTTCTCGTCCTCCTCGTTGAGCTCGCGGAGCTCTTTCTCGAGGTCGTCCATGTTGAGCTTGTTCTCGCTGTCGCCCTCAATGAGCTTACGGATTTCAGCTTTGCGGGCGGCGATTTCTGCGCGTCTCTTTTCGATGTTCATAATTTACCTCCAAAAAATGATAGTTGTTGTGTGGTCGGTTAGTATGTCAAAGCTACGAGTTTCTTCCGCCTCCGGGCTTGCTCCAAAGCCGCAAGCTCCCTCGAGTGCTCCTCCTCGAAAAAGCTCCGAGCCGAAATAGACGTGTCATTATAGGCGGGAATGTCCACCGCCGACACGTCGTATAGCTTTTTGACCTTTGTGATAGTGCGGGTATGGGTAACGGAGTCATAGGATGCCTCGCGCACCGTGAAAGAAAAGGACATTTTATCGACGTACCCGCCGTCGATTTCCTCGTAAAGCTCGCGCCCGGCAGTTGTTCCGCCGAGGTCTGCGTCGATGTTTACGCCGCGCTCGTCGATGTTGAGCGCGAGCGTTTTGTTTCGGAGGCGAGCGACGACCTTTCCGCCGTGGTTGTAGTTGAAAATCACGTCGGACATATCGCACTCGTCGAAAGCGTGACGGTCGATAATTTCCTTGTATTCCACGCCGTCGCACTCCCATAGCACCGTAGGCGAATTGAATACGATAGCCGTACCGCGTACCCGGTATTCTTTCGAGCCCTCGTCCCTCGGAACGAGGCTAAAGTCCTGCAAAGCGCGATACTCGCGCCCCTGTTTGATAGCCATAGCCTAACCCTCCTCTTTCCCGCCGGTTGGCTCCCCGGGCGGCGTAGTGTCGTCCGGCGGCGTATTTCCGCCGGTCTGGTATTTGTCTGCGAGCTTTGCGTTTACCATGTTCAGCGTTTGGACGCGGCGCGCGCCCTCCTCGCCGCCGATGGTCGGCATATCGAACATAGTCAAGATTTGGTCGAGCGTCGCCGCGCCGATTTCCGTCAAGAACTTTGCCGCCGTGACCTTTTCCGGGAGCGTCGCAAACTGGACGGAGTTCGCGGAAAAGACGATACGGTTTCCGTACCCGAACTCCCGCTCGGTAAAGAGCACATTCGAGAACGCTTGCGAGAGACGGCGGAAAAACGGGGCGATTTCGCCGCTATAAAAAGCCTGTTCCTGTTGCGGAGTCGCGGTATTCTCGACGATTTCTTTCGACACGCCGAGATAGTCGTAAATCTCCTCTTTGACGTATGCGAGTTGTGTCGCCGGGATAGGAGTCGTCTTGTCTGTGATAGGCGTATAGTCGTATTTCGCGTCCGTGACGATAACGCCCGCTCCGTTGTTCTCCATACGGAGGTTGTCCCGGATAAAGTCGTCTCTGCGGCGGTTTAAGTCCTCCGTCTTGACGGCGTTCGAGACTTTCAAAATACCCCGGATAACCGCGACGAGCTCGGCAAACTTGCTCATACTCTGATTGAGCGTATTCGCTGTCTTGAGTGCTGTATCGAGCGGCTTGTTTCCGTCGCCGAAAATATCGTGCTCGAGGAAATGCCGCCGGACGTGGATAATTCGGGAATATTCGCAAATGTACGTTGCACCCGTCGCAAAGGTAAACCGGCAATAGAGCGTACCCATGTATTCGAGGAGCTCGAAATACTGTGCGTTGATAGGGTAGACCGCTGTCAAACGGCCTGTTTCATCGAAAACCGGGTACGCTATCGCGTTGTTATATACCTTGTACTGCGCGGCGAGCTTGTAATAGAAGTCCGCCGCCGTCATGTACGGATTAGGCCGGAACTGCAAAATGCGGTCGATATAGTCGTTTACCGCGACCGTCGTCTCTGCCGACTGCCGGACGTGGCGCGGCTGTGCGGTCGAGGCTCGGCGGGCGAAAGCGTCCACGGCGGAGCGTACCGTGTTAATATCCCACATATTCCCGGAATACGGTACGAAAGTAGACTCCCACGAGCTCAAGAGCTTGTATGCGTGGAAATCTTTATTTTTCTCGCTCTTGCCCCCGAAAATAGATTGAAAGAGCCCTCTCTTTGCCATTTTTTCACCCCACTAAATACATATAGTCCTCGTAATCCCGCACATAGATAACCCACGCATTGAGGAGGGATACCATGCCGTCGATACGGCGCTTTTCGGAAATCTTGACGGGCTGAATGTTGTTCACGCCGCTTTTTTTAACGCCTGTGTTCGTCAAGCACCAAAGCAAAACGGGATTTTTGTTGTAATTGACTTTCTTATCGGCGAGCGCCGCGCCGAGCTCCCTCATAGGTTGCGACCATGTAAAAGACCCTTGTGCAACGGCGCACATTTCAAAGCCGTTCGCTTTCATTTCGTCCACCCAATAACCGGCGAGAGCGCGGTCGTAGCCGATTTTGAAAGCGTCTATCTTGAGTTCGTCCCGCATTTGGCAGTACCACGCCGTCACCGCCGAATAATCGACGCGAGTACCCTCGCATATCGTGACGAGCCCCCGCTCCGCCCAAATCTTATAGGGCGCTTCTTGCGTGTTGTGCTCGTCGAGCTGGTCGATTTTCTTTTGAGGGAGGAAATAGTGCTGAAAAACGTATACGATTTCATCGTCGGACGAGCGCCGGATAATCAGCGTCGCGCACGTTAGGTCGGTCGTCGCGGAGAGGTCGCACCCGCCGATAGCGTAGGTGTTATAGACCTCCTCCGGCTCGAATGTCGCCTCGTTTACTGCGTCCTCATAGGAGAGCCACGAGGCCGCGCCGGTCGCCTTTACGTTAAAGTCCTTGCAGAGAACGCCGGGCAAGTCCTCGGGATTTTTCTTTGCTCGCTCTACGAAGTCGGCGAGTGTGGTATATTGCTTTATCGTCCCGAGGCCGGGATTTGCCTTTATCCATGCCGTCGGGTCTGTCCACTCCTCGCGCTTGTCGAGCTCGTAGAGCACGGGGAGGAAACGCTCGTCGGGAGTCTGCCCGTCGGCGACCTCGCAAGCGTAGCCGTAAAGGTTATCGAAAACAGACTCGCGCACCGTGCCGGACGTGGTAATCATAATCACAAGCGGCTGTCGGCGGCTCGAGGTCGATTGCTTCATAACCTCGTAGAGATTGCGGTCGCGGATAGCGTGGAGCTCGTCGATAATGACGGCGTGAGAGTTTAGGCCGTCGAGGGTATTCGAGTCCGAGGCCAACGCCTCGAACTTGGAGGCCGTCGCCGGAAAGTAAATGTCGTTGCGGCGCTTTTTGAGAATGGCGGAGAGCTCGGGGCTCTGCTTCACCATGTTTACGGCCTCTGTGAGCGTCTTTTTCGCTTGGTCTTTCTTGGTCGCTACGGAGTAAATCTCCGCCGCGCCCTCGTAGTCTGCGACGAGCATATAGAGCGCGAGAGCCGCGAGGAGCGTACTCTTGCCGTTCTTTCGCCCTACAAGAAAGAGTGTCTCTCGAAAGCGCCGGTATCCCGTCGCCCTCTCGAGCCACCCGAAAAGGAGTTGTATAAATGCTTTTTGGAAAAGCTCGAGCGTCAGAGACTCGCCGAGCGTTCCTTGAGACTGCTTGCAAAACCGCTCGACGAAGATAATCGGCCTTTCGCCGACGGCCTCGTCGAAGTAATACGGCGAGTTCTCGTCCGCCGCGTCCATTTCCGCCACGAGGCGACCGTACACGGCTTTTACCCGTCGGCTCGTGACGATTTCGCCGGAGGAAATCCGCTCCCAATATTCCCGGACGTAGTTCACTACTTGCCCGACCGGGCGGCGGGCTTTGTGATAAAGCTCATAAGCTCGTCACCCGCCGATTTCTTTTCTTTCTCCGGGAGCAACGCGACGAGTTGGTTTGTGAGAGCGGAAAAGGATTTAATCGTCGTGTTGTAGGCACGGAGAGCCGGAGACTCCCGGCGGAGCTTTTGCGCCCCCTGTACGAAATCCTCTATCAAATCGCCGTTGTTGATTTCGTCGGCGAGGCGTTCCAATGTGACGGAGGTCACGGCAAATTGATTGATAAGTCCCTCGGCAAACTGCCGCTTTTCGGGAGGCATTTCTCGGAAAAGCCGTTTAATTTTCTTCTTTTTCGCCTCGATTTTTTCAGAAATCGAAAGCTCGTCGTAGCTTTTTTTATTTGCCGCCATATAATGAGTAAACCTCCCTCCGCCCCGGTTTTACCCCCCCTCATGTGCGCGCCCGGGTCGGTTCTTCCGAGGATTGAGGCGCGGTTACTTACCGGGTATCTATTTCGGCGCACCCCGGGGGGTATGTGGCGCTGTGATAATATTTCCGTCTGCATCGAAAGCGAGGCCGTCGGCAAGCGGCGGCGTTCCCTCGTGTATCAATGCGTGACACGTCCGGCAAACTGTCTCGAGGTTATCCTCGCCGAGCGCGATTGCCGGGTCGTCGATGTTCCTCGGCGTGAGCTCTATCTTGTGATGCACGATAACGCCGGGCTCGCCACAATGGACGCATAGCCCCGCGTCGCGCTTGAGAATATACGCTCGCGTCCGCCTCCATGCCGGAGACTCGTAAAATGTTTTTGCAAACTCTCTCATGCTCTCCGCCTCCGAATGGGTAAAGAGAACGCCCCGCACGGCCTCAAGCGTCCTCACGCATAAGCGCAAGGGCTCGACCATGTAGGGCGCACGGCGGCGAGGTTTTCCCTCGACCTCTCTTTACGCCTCAATGATAGCACGGGGAAAATGCAAGTTTCCATACGGATTTTTTTCGATACATGAGAATAAGTTAGAAAACGCCTCACATAGACGGCATAGCTCCCGCGCCGAAGTAGAGGAGAGCGAAGCGCACGAGCGCCTTGTTACGGAGGTCGTAGAGGCTTGACGTGGACGAATAGCATACGGCCTCCGTGATTTCGTCCTTGCTCTTGCGCTCGATGTACCAAAGCCGGAGGATACGCGCGTCGTCCTCGTCCATCTGCGCGAGCACGTCGTCGATTTCCTCGACCTTATCCCGGGTAACTTGGATTTCCCGCATAACCTCGGCGAGCTCGAGGCAGTCCGCGAGCGCGTCGTTTACAGATTTCGCACCCGTGTACGGTTTAGACATATCCGCCGACGGATACTCCGACGGCGCGCCGTATCGTAAAATGCGCTCCTTTTTCCGCTCGAGATTGCCTAAAGCCGTCTCGAGCAAGCCGCGAGCGCGGAGAGTTTTCTCCGCCGCCTCGAAATAGTTAATCATTAGCTCGCCCTCCTCGTGCGTTATCGTGGTTTAGGCGCGTTTCCCTCCGTGGCGGTATTCGCGTCCCTTGTTGTACTCATGTTTTGCCATGAGCACGGCCTCAACGTCCACGCCCATATAGGCGAGGTAATCGAGGATGCGGATAATCGCGTCGCAAAGCTCGACGGCGACTCCCTCCGGCTTGCAAGTGCCGGTTTTCTCGTCCTTGTTGCAAGAGCCCTCGAACTCGCAGACTCCGCCCGGGATGCCGCAACACCCATAGATAGCCGGATTTCCGTCGCGCCACTCCTCGAGCGCCTCCGAGACTTCCGAATGAATGAGCGCGGCGACCTCGGGAAAGCTCCGAGCCGTCTCCCACCATCCATGAGCGACCGCGTTCTCGTGGACTTCCTTTGCAAACTCGTTTACTGTCATTTTCGTTTCCTCCGTTTCGGTTTTATAAATACACCGTCCCGCCGGTAAAAGCGGGCGACGATATACTTTCCTCCGTTTACGTCGTTGTGCCATGCGCCAGCATCCGCGAGGAAATAGCCCGGATAGAGCTTTTCATACTCGGCGTTGTTGGTCGTGTCCCGGGCGAGCTCCTCGGCGCGCTTGCCGGAGATACGCCCGTCCCGTGTTTTCGGCTCCGGGTCGATAAGGTTTTTCGAGGCGTTCCATGCTCGAGCATAGAGCGGGCTCTTGACGATGTAGTGACCGAGCCCGGCAAGGCCGCTCTCCGTGAACTGCAAACGGCGGGAGTTCGCGTACCCGAGCCCCCATAGCTTTTCGAGCTCGTCTCTATCCATTCCGCCGGATAGCGTGACGTGATGATGATAGCGCCCATTCTTGGAGCCCTTTTCCGTAACTGCTATGTACTTGAGCGGCGGGAGCCCTTGCTTTTTCCGTGCTCTCTGTACCCGGCGGATGTAATTCCGTAAAAGGCGTTGCGCCTCCTCCGGGCTCTCCGGCTGTTGCTGATATGTCAAATGGATTTCGAGGTCGTCCGGCGTAAAGTTCGCGTGGAGGAGACGGACGAGCTTTTCCTCTCTATGCCGCTGATTGAGTTTCGCTTGAGCGGCGGAGGTCGGCTTGCTCCGCTTGCCTCTGCTCCGGCCTTGCCGATAGGTCGGGTAGATATATACGTCGAGATACTCACCGCAGTAATAGCGTTTCTCTCGGTAAACTGTTCTCATGTGATACCCTCCGACGAGAGCTCGTCTATGGTCGGTTTGTTAATATTCCATACGAGCCCGTAAAAACGCGCTTTGCGCTCGATTTTTTGTCCTTGCATACCGTCCCGGAGAGTGCTATAATAATAAAGGTATGAGTAATCGCTCGTCTTTTCCGGGACGAGTCCCCGCCGACGTTCTGCAAAGCGTCGGCGGTTTCTCTTTTTCTGTCCTGCATTGTCAATCCTCCGCGCGGCGGTAAAGTTCTACGAAGTCCGCCACGAAATCGAGGATAATCCGCTTTGCCTCATAATATATAATAGGTAGGAGCAAGAGCATGAACTCACCGCCGACGGCCTTATAGCCTCGCCACGCGAGCGCCGCGCTCAAGCCCTTTGTGAAAACGACCGCCGTCACGATAAGCACGGCGAGGAACTCCGCCGCCGCGAGGCGGCTTTTCTTTTTGCGTCTCATTCTCTGCCTCCCGTAATTATGCGGAGCGGGCAATTATCGAGGCGCTCTTTCGACACTCTGATACCCCGCGTCGCGTAAAGCGTCCCGCGAGCCGTGCAAACGCCGTCGCTACCGCGTCCTCTATTTCCGCCCATGTTTTCGTAATACTTGCACATTTGGCAAGCCGCCGGGATTTTTCTCATTTGAGTTACGACGACGACTTTTCCGAGTAGCTCGCTCATTTGTCCGCCTCCTCGCCCCAATCAATAGCCTTTCCGCATTGTCCGCAAAAGCTGTTGCGATTGCCGTCCTCGTTGTAGAGATATTCTCCGCTTTTACAGTTCTGACAAGCTAAAACGTTCTCGTCGCCGTCGGGGTACGGGCTCGCTTTCATTTGCAGATAGAGGGCTCCTTGTGCCACGTTACACGCCGCCCGAGTGCGCGGCGTATCCTCGCAACGTTCACGGCGAGTCGCGTCCAGCACCATAAACGCGAGTTCCGGGGTCATTTTCTCGGACGGCTCACCGGAAAACTCTTTTCGCGTCGTGTATTTGCACGGATTTCCACAATTTCGCTTGTTACACTCGGTATTTTTCTGCGGGTCGCACTCGTATAATTTTGGAAAGTTCATTTTTTCTCCTCCTCGTCCTCCGGGATAGGCGTAAAGCACTCGCAACGGAGGACGCGCTCTTTTTCGTCTGCGTGTATCGGGCTCGGGCGGCGGCTGTCCATGCGCTCTATACACGGGATACAGTAATCGCCGTCTCTGCCCTTGTGCTGGTCGTGTACCTCTCGAATGTTGTCGCATTTCCGGCAATCGAACTCGTACCGCCATTTCGGGAGGTTGGATTTCCGGCGGCGTATCATTCCTCGGCCTCCTTATAGGCCGTGCGAACTTCCCGCATAATGCCGGATACGGAATATTCGCCGTAGTCGATGAAACAGCAAATAGCCTCCTCGAGATTTTCGCCGTTTTCCGCCGCCGACGGGATTTCGTCCGGTTCGATGCACATATCCTCGAGAGCATCGAATACCGCTTTTGTGGCGGCGGCGCTTTCGACGGCCTTTTTTCTCGCTTGCTCGAGTCTGCGTTTGAATACCGCGAGAGCCTGCTCCGTGAGCGCCTCGTCGGGAGTCATTTCCGATATTTTTTTCATGGTATGAGCCTCCTTGTGGCTTGCTCCCCGGCATTGAGCCGGGGAGCTTTTTAATTCCGAATTTTACAGGTCAAAGCCGGGCGCGAAGCCGAGGGAAAAGTACGCGGTGTTGGAGTCGACTGTCCCGTCGGTGTTCACACCCACGAAACTGAAGGAGTTGCCCGCATTCGGGGAACGGAGCCACCAACACCACGTCCCATCTCCGACGCACTCTTTCACGCGGTCGCGCTCACGCTTGAAAATCTCAAGTTGAACGCTGTCCGGCTCCTCGTTCCACCAATCACCCGCGCCGAAAACGTCGGTCGCGGAGGGTATCCACAGAGTATCCGCGTACTCGTGACGTTCTCCGTCGATTTCCTCGGACATGAAACGAGGCTCGAACGCCTCCGCGAGCTCGTCCGGGAAAAGCGGGAGAATATCCTCGAGGACGTGTCGCCGTCCCTCGCTCTTGAGGTATCCGCCCTTGTTGGTCGGCGTGTCGTTCATGCGCCACTTTTCCGCGAGGCAGTCCTCGAGGACGAAGCGGGCGCGCTTCTCGTTGACATATCCGCCGCAAACGGCATTGACGAGCTCGCCGTTTTTGAGCTCGATAGCGAACTTGTCGCCCGGACGGATAAGCTCGAGGCCGTTCCCGCTCGAAATGGCCTTTTTGAGTTCCGCGAAAGAGATTTCCTTGTTCCTTGTGGTAATGAGTTGCATCGTCTTTTCCTCCGTTCAAAAGATTTTACAGAAATAGTGATTGCCGATAATCATATCGACGCTCTCGTTATAAGGCGCGGTCGAAAAATAGACCGTATCCTCTGAAAGAATGTGCTCCCGCTCCTCTATGGCGGTATGCACCGCGAGATATTGCTCCTTGTCCGGCTCCGCCGAGTAGAGGTACGGAGCGGGGGAGAATTGCCATACGTCGCCGTATTTCTGAAATACGACCTCCTCGACCGTATCCGGGAAATAGTCGGAGAGCATACGGTTTAGAACGACCTCGACGACGGCGACTTGTCCCTCGAAGCTCTCGCCGCGCGCCTCGTGGTAGACGAGGCAAGCAAGGATATAAACGTCCTCGTCGCTGAAATGGAGCTCCGCGTATCTGTTCTCGGGCTCCGGCTCTACCGTCGGCTCCTCCGGCGTTTCCTCCGCCGCCTCCGGCCTTGCCGGTGCTATGTATGTCAGCGTTTGCCGTTCCGCCACAAGTGCGCTTGTCCGCTCCGCGACCGGCTCCGGCGCTGTCTCTCGGATGCGGAGCGTCACTATGAGCGCCAACGTAAAGAGGAGAGAGGCGAGGAGGGCGGCTTGCATCCGGCGGCGCTGTCTGCGGCGTTTCCGCCGCTCCTGCCTTGTCATGGCCTACCGGCCTCCGGCGTATCCTCTGCGAGTACGATATACTCGCACTCCCGGGCGATTGCCGTCCACCGAACGCCCCACGCACGGGCGGCGGCGTGTACTGCCTCGTATTTGTTCACGCCGTTTACGGTGAGCTCGCCGTATTCCTTGTGACGGACGAGGTATAATTTCGTCGTCCCGGCAAAGCGCGGGCGGTATCCCGCCGGTGCTGATTGCTCGTGCTTCATTCTGCTACCCTCCCGTCGATAAGCTGAAAGCTCTCTCGGATAGTCACGGGCTCGCGTCTGCCTACGTCAAACTTGAGGACGCAATATCGCCCGCCGGGATGAACGTAGACGACCGTCCCGGGGATTGC